ATTCCTGAAGAGAAGCTCCCGCATTCCCTGCTGCCGAAGATGAAAAACGGCCGCGCTCAATCAAAACCGCCCGTCCTCTCGTTCCCCGAATTCCACTCAAAGATCGAAGGATACCCGCAAGGGGCCAATCAACTCAGGCAGCACGGATTCTCCGGAATCCTCGAAGACGAATGCGCATTCTGGGAGCAAGCCGAAGCCGCTTACACTGCAGCGGAGCCAACAATCAAAGGTGGCGGCCGAATGATCATGGTTTCCTCCCGCGCAGCCGATGATCACGGATTCTTCAAGAAGATCTGCTTCGATCAGCTCAATGCGAAGAATACTGAATTCCCCGAGATCCCACCGGGCGAAGTCAAGAAGCCACTGCCCGGAATCGAAGTCTGGCAGAACCCAAACAACGGATTCACAGTCATTGACCTCCACTACACGGCCGATCCGGCAAAACGAGGGCCCGAGTTCCGAGAGGGACTCCGAAAGACCCTCCCACTGCGCAGATACCTCATGGAATACGAAAAGAGCTGGCAAACCTACTCCGGGATGCCTGTATATGAGGACTTCAACTCACAAATCCATGTAACTCAAATGAAGCCCGAAATCGGGTCAGATCTTCCCCTTATCATCGGTTGGGACTCAAGTGGACTCACTCCAGCTGCAGTGCTGATGCAACTTCAGGATGAAACACTTGTCGTATTCAAAGAAATCATCGGCGAGTCAGTCGGAATCGGTGCACGTCGCTTCGTCCCCCTCGTCAAAGATTGGATCATGCTGAACCTCCCACAGATCACCGACATCCGGACACAAACAATCAATGCATTCGATCCAGCTGGCCTGAAACGAAACGAAGTCACTGAAGAAACTTACATTCAGAGGATGATCAAAGAAGGATTCCGTCAAGTCCGCCCGGGCCCCATCACAATGAAGAAACGAATCGACGCTGTGACCGACAGACTCGTTGGACTGGCAAAGGGGAGGCCAAAGATCGAATTCTTCGGGCCCGGCTGCCCCACTCTCATCGCAGGATTCAAAGGCGGTTACCGATACCCCGAGTCAATGAACAAAGAAGAGAGTGAAAAGCCTCGACCGGTCAAAGATCGACACTCACATCCGCACGACGGACTCCAGTACGCTTGCGGCGTTCTCGAGACATTGACCACCGAAGCAATCGAAGAAATTCCCGCACCATCATACTCTTTCCAACACCAGGAGGCTCAACATGGCTAAAGCAACATCGTCGAACAAAAACAAGGTTAGAACTTGGATCCTGGCAGCAAGGGAAGAGGCCGACTCCGCTCGCAGGCATCGAATGCACACCAACCGCAATAATTACGATATGTACCATCTCAAACACGACTTTTCACACAAGTCGGAAGGTCAGTCCCGAGAAATTCTCAGCAAAGTCAAAATGGCAGTTGAACAGACGAAGTCTTTCTTCCAGCAAAGTCTGGCCGACACAGGAGAGTGGTGGAGAGTTGAGCCGGCTGACGGAAGTACAGGAGAGGGACTGATCATCAAACCGCACGAAATTCAAATCATGACAAACTATCAACTCGAAAAAGGCGACTTCCTCGCACATGTCGGTGGTCTCGTCTGGCGCTCCCTCCTCGGAGCACTGGCAATCAGTAAACCTCGCGGCAAGATGGTCGCAAAGCCAAAGTTCGTCGTCAGGAAAGAGGGACGGGGAAAGTCCTTCAAGAAGCACGTTCAGAAGATTGATGAAAAGACCTGGCGGCTGGAATTCAATTCCCTCCGACAGGAGAATTACTTCCCCGATCCTTCAGGTTCTGACTTGTACGAGATCGAGGAGAGTTATCCGGATCTCTTCGAGGTTAAACGACTGGCCGAAGGAAAGGACGCAATCTACGACAAAGAAGCAGTCGACCGGATACGTCCGAAGATCGTAGCCGGAGATCAGGAGCTGACCAACAAAGAGCGAGAGACGGGCCAAGATGTCGAAGCTCCCGGACACCGTCCACGAGTCAAACTCACTGAATTCTATGGGACAATACTTGACCAAGAAACCGGAGACGTCCTGCACGAGAATGTCATATGTACATTGGCCAATGAGATTGAAATCATCCGGAAGCCAACTCCCAATCCCTTCTGGCATCAGCAATCGCCACTCATCCGCTCGGCACTGCTCGAAATCGACGGCAGCGTCTGGCACACAGCACTAATGGACGCACCAGTGCGGCATAACAACTCAATGATCGAACTCTACAACCTCTTTGTCGATGCAGCCATGAAGCAGGTCCATGCGATCTCCCAGCTGCGCAAAGACTTCCTGGACAATCCGGCTCAAGTTTCCAACGGAGTCAAGCCAGGGATGACATTGATGGTGACATCCGCACTTCCGGCCGGAGCTAAAGTCCTCGAGTCCCTCGTCGACACGGAAATCCCCAACGACGCGATTAACATCTTCAACATAATGCAACAAGAGTTCAATGCCTCGTCTCTCACGAATGATCTTCGGCAGGGAGTGATTCCATTCCGAGCTGTTAAGGCCACCGAAGTCGTGGAGGCGAGTCAGACAATCACCAGCGTCTTTCAGGGAATGGCAAAGAACTTCGAAGCCAAGCAGATCCTGCCGGAACTCGAGCGGAGCTGGATGCTCACCGCACAGAACTGGGACCGAATTTCTAAAGAAGAATTCGTTGCACTCTTCGGTCAGCAGAGAGGAACCGAACTCAGCCAACTCGACCCACAAGACGTCTTCGTCAACACAGTCAACGGAGTGAAGTTTCGAGTCTTCGGAGTCACACAGATCCTGAAGAAGGGAAAGATGTTCCAGAACATGTCCATCCTTCTGCAAACAGTCTCCAGCTCAGAGATCCTCCTGGAGGCATTCGCACAAAAATACGACTTCTCAAAACTACTCGAAGAAATGGTCACAGCACTTGACATCAGCAAGCACAAGATCCGCCACGACGTCCAACCCGGAGCACCAGGCCCCGAAGGTGGACCATCGGTTGCCGATGAGGGCACACAGCCAGATGCCAATTCACAGATTCCACAGGCAGCAAGCCTCGGGGATGTCCTCGGAGGGTCTCCAGTCCCCACGACCGAATTCCCGGGATCGCCGGCCACTGGAGCCCTCTGATGGCAGTTCTTGTCGATGCAGAAACGATGGATGCGACCGGACGAAAACTCGCTAAGCAATTCGTCGACGATCTCGACCATTATGAGGGATTTATCATCGTCGCGTTTAACAAGGGTACGAAGGAATGTGAAATCTACGCAAATTGTCGAATTCACGACTATGCAATCGCATCAGTCATCCTTTCACACGAATATAATGAGGCCATATCATGAACGTCGACACAAATAAAGAATTCCACATGCAGGAGCTCCGTCACTTTTTCATGGCAATGGGACCAGTCACGCAGATCATTCAGAAGAAACGAAAAGAGACACTGCAGTCCATGTCCGTGAAACAAAGGGCGGGAATCACAGACTTCCTCACTGATGCGACAATGCTGCGCCTGCTCGACGACATCGAATCCGAGTTTCAAAGAAAGACCAACGAATTCAACACACTCACGGAGGCCCCAACATGACCACACCCGAACCGCACATTCCCGGTACACTGGAGCAAGTAGTCCAGAACAGGAACGAGAAACTCCAGCAAGTCACCGGAGGGGCCAATGAGCCGGCAGAACAGCTCCCAACGGGAAATCAGACTGCTCTCCAAGCCGAGCAAGCGCAAACAACGCAAGCTCAGCCACCGAATCAAGAGGCAGTTGCGGCGCCTGCAGAGGCTGCACCGGCAACAGATCCAGCAAGCCCGGCAGAGATTCCAAAGACAAAGATCCGAATCGGCACCGAGGAATTCGACTCCTCAGAGGAAGCATTCAAGTATGCCGAGGGATTGCAAAACGACAAACTCATCAGTGACTCCTATACACAAGGAATTCAGGATTCTGTTGCTCAACAAAACGCTGAACAGACTGCAGTCCCTGCTGAACCCGTCGATGACAACTTCGACGAACAGTTCTACACCAATCCGCGAGAAGTCATAAAAAATGTCCGTGAACAGGCGACAGCCGATGCATTGCAGGTCATTCGTCAGGAAAATGCGATGGAAAAACAATGGAACATCTTTTTCGATGAGAACCCAAAACTTCACGGTCAGAGGGAAGTTGCACAGATGGTCCTGAATCAAAACATGTCCACGATCGGTCGTATGACAGATATGCCCAAAGCACGGAAACTCCTTGCAATTAAGACAATGGAAGTTTTCAATTCTTATGGTGATCACAACACACCGAGGACCGATCTTCCCAACAATGGAGCGGGGTCAAGCCCTTCGCAAGCGACTGCGGCCGGTGTTACACAACCAACGGGCGAGAAAAAGAAGTTGAGTTTCTTTGATCAGATTCGTAGCCTCAACAAAGGAACATAATTTTTTTGTTGAGCTGGACCCCATGATGGGGCCAAAAAAACAGGGAAGGTCGCAAAATGGCACAACAGAATTGGGTACAAGATGCACCAACGGGCGTCTACAAAAATCACTCACTGAGCTCTGACATTAGAATGGCTGCAATCGCAAACGCGAAATTCATGCAGTTTACCACTCCAGAAGATGGATCCGGGAAGAACAAAGGTGAAAATGTCACCATCACTCGGGTTTCAAATGTCGATGTCCCAACTGACGATACCCTTACTGAGGGAATCAGAGTCAGCGAAGACAACATCGCACTCAGCACTCAAGCAATTCTGATGGAAGAAAGAGGCCGAGCAATTCCTTATACTTCGCTCAGCACTGACTTCGCACACTTCGATCTGCGCAATGCGATTCAACGCAAGTTGCGCGACCAGCTCTCACTGAGTATGGACATCGCAGCTTCAGTTTCAGCTAAGTCCGGCCAGATCCTCGCAATTCCCGAGGGAGTTAGCACCACGACTTTCGAAACTGACGGATCGCCCACAGCGACTGCACTCAGCAATCT